GGTTGTTGCATGTGTAGCCGTATCTGCACGAACCGCATGCGTCGCTTCGGCTACTGTATCCGTTCTGCGATAATATGCACTATTCAATCCGTTTACTGTATCCGTGATAGTTTTAAGTGTACGGCTTGGGTTATTCGTGAAACTAGCATCGCCAGCAATCTTTTTAATAGCTTCCGCCATTTGATTGAGAATATCTGTTAATGCATACGCTTTACCGTCAACCGTACGTGTACCAATTACGGCATCTGTTGCGGTGTTTACATTTGGATCATAATACTTGATTGACTTTACACGTGTTGCATCTGTAACGGCAATCGCTACCACTACGCGCAATATTTCTTTCCAATACGTGCCAGTATACACATACATTTTTTCATTTGTAGTATTGTAGTACATTTTATCCGTTGCCGCTGCTGGTGCATTTGGCTGGCGCATCGGTTCAAGCGTTGTACTGCCATAGGTTAGGCCGCCAGATGCTGAACGTTCAACGTATAAATACGATGTATTATTGCCCGGTAAACTCCATGCGCTTTGTTTACGGTTAATCGTTTGGATATAATCAACCGCGCCGTAATCGTTGAAACCGTCGGCGAATGATAACAATACAGGCGTTTGGCTGCCGTCAATCATTACGCTTAGGTTATCACCGGTTAAGAATGAAAATTCACCATTGCTTACTTTACCGCTCAATACCCTGTTACGTAGGCCTCCAGTACCACCGCCGCCGCCAGTACCACCACCGCCGCCGGCTTTTAGTTCCATTTGCTGCGCAACGTTCAGTAATTCATCGCGGTTTTTCTTAATACTATCTTGTACAGTATCGCCCTGTGGCGTTATATCCAAAGGGTATTTTTCTTTATATGCCATGTTTAAACCTCTTCATACGTATAATCTAACTGGCGTAACGAAATAGCGCCCTTTTGAACATTGATTTTAAATTGTACATTACGATTTGCACCGCCGCCAATTTTATACGCCTTCGTGTATTCATTAACATTCATTAATGTTTTGGCTGTGTATAGCTTTTCATTCGCGTAGTAGGTTTTAGTTGCCTTGCTTGAAAAGTTAATCGGCTTAGGCTTCTTATTTGATATGCCAATAGTTCCATGACCGGGAATAAGATTATGCGTTACAAAGTTGTAGTTCATAATCAACACAAATTGACGGGTTGCCAATCTGTTGCCGCTTATAATTGACGTTTGGATTTGTTTCGTATCGTCGGTATCTATTGTTTCATCAAGAATACCAATCTTATTGCCGTATGCTATGTATACTTCTTTATCCACATTCACCGCCGCATTGATGCTATGCGTGAATTTTCTTGATGTGAAAACGCCCCTTCCGTCCTCATATCGTGGCAAGTAGTGATATATAAATACAGTTTCGCCGTTATATGGTTTTATCCAAATTTGTTTACGGCTGGATATATGCCATACTTCGCAATCTTTCGTTATGTACTTCAATAGATAAGAGTTAATATTCAAGCCAGTTTCAAACGGTTGTATTTCTGCATAGGTATTTGTAGGCATGAAAGACATGAACCCTTGATTACCTAAATAGTAACTACGATCATCAACGCTCACCGTCGCACCGCTACAATAGCCAGTAGAGGATAACGGATACACAGTTAAATTCTGTGCATCTGGCGTGCCAATTACTTGATACACGCGCCCGTATTCTTTGTATACGATAATTGCACGTGATAAGAAATCAACTGCAATAATGCTGCCTTGGTCTTTATAGCCAACGTCCACATATTGCGCGCTAGATGCATCGTTTGAGTTATGAGTCCATGCGTTGTAGTCGCCAACTGCCGACCAATTCAACCGATGCGAATGAGTCGATGCAATCAGTACACGCCCAGAATGACTTGATACTATATCACATGCCGGACTTTCAATAGTGGATAACTTACCACTACCAGAAATGGCTTGTAATTTATCACCGCTGGCAATGAGAATATCACCGCCAAACGCATGATATTTCGGCCTTTCGGTACCGTTTAACGTGCCTAATAGTGTATTACCGCTGAAATCAGTTTCATATAAATTACGTCCACTAGAAAAGTACCACTTATTACGGTACACATCATGATATAGCGTTTCTACTGGTAGTCCAAAATCATACAATATACGAACGCCCGGAACGGTACGCAATGCATTATCTGTTCTATCGAATTCGCATTGTTGCGCCTGTGTTAGCGCTTGCACGTCGATATTTTCCGGCGGGTTGCTCCAATCAAGGCCCAGCCGGAACCCGTTTGTAGTTGCCACCTGTTTAACGCCCATTATGCTATACCCCTTGCCGCCTTAATCTGTTCCGTAATGTAGTCAATGAATTGTTTATCATAGGCAGCATAATCAGTCATAAGTGATTTCTTTTTAACCATGAAAGATATAAGCTGCACCAGATACTGATGAAAGAATTCAGAAAACGGAATAGTATCGTCCATTTCGTCAACGTGATTTTTTCTTACACTATAAAACACTTGATTAACCGTTTCCCCGTCATAGGTTTCAAATGTTCCATTAATGATGCGGATAGGATATCCACTCTTAGGAACGAACCCCATGAAATCAGACGGAACCGCTTTCAAATTTGGTATATCGGTATTCTTAACTACTTCGCGGTCTTTAATGCTAACTAGAATAGTAGTTAGCCAGTCAATAGCTGCGTTAATGTATTGGATATATTCCAACTGTTCATCTAATATTTCGTTAGACTCTACATTAACCAGCGTAATCAATTCGCTTACTACCATAATTCCAGTACCCTTCCGCTATTACGCTTTCATTATTGCCTAAGCCGTCATTAATAGATTGCAACGCATTAACCATATTTGCCGTTACGCCGGAAATATCAAGGTTCATAACCCTATATACGATGTAATCAACTAATAACGTTTCTAGTTCTGCCGGTAGTCCGCTTTCATCTTCCAGCTTCTTATAGCCAGCAGTCATTATATAATCAACGGTTATTTTCTGCTCATGATCCGCATCAAATACTATCGTTTGTAAATTCAATACATGATAGGCCTGTACGTCCGCATCATCTGCTTTGACATTTAACACGCTGATACATTGACCGGGCAGCGTAATCCGTCCGGTGCCGTTATCTTCGTGCGTCGCCTGTGCCAAACTAGGGCAGTACTGACCAATAAGGGCATTTAATAAGTGATTACCTTCGTTGTAATACTCTAACAAATGGTACGGAGTATATTGTTCTTGTGGTGTATCGCCTATTTGCATGAACGCCCTATTGATAACTTGTTTTACGTTCATATTCACCCCATATAAGAATAAAGGCGGGTATTACCCCGCCCATAATTCAAAAATTAGCGTTCAACTACGCCGCCAGTCATTACATTAATAATGCCGTAATCCGCACCGTTGAATTTTGTTTTTTCAACTGCACCATAGAACGCTATACCATTACCAGCAATGTTGCCGTAATCGTCTGTTTGTTCAATGTGTTTAGCTGGTCTTGCAACTGCGAAACATGCCGCTTGCTTACCCAATAACAAGTTTTGACATACGTTAGCACTAGCAGCGCCAATGTTACCAGTTTGTACGCGTTCGTATTCATAAAGAATAACGCCGTCATATTCGCCCAACGCACCAGTAAAGATAGGGTTTTTAGAACCGCGTACATTTGCGTTTTGTTGTGCTGCCAACCATTTAGGATCATCTTTTAAATCACGTGCCGCCCACGGAGATACAAGCATAATATATTTATCCATGCCGTCAACCTTAATCGGTTGCACTTTTGGTGCATGCATCATCGCTTTACGTTTAGCACGGGAAATAATAGTTGTTGTTAATTTATCATTTGCCGTAATGCTGGATTGCGTACCGGCTGCACTTGCATATAAAACTTCACCATTAGAAGGATTATAGGAAAGTTTAGAAATTAATTTATTATCTAACCAATCAGATAACCATTGTTTCAAAACAACTTTAATTTCTTTTAACATATCGTATTGACTTTTTTGGTCGTCCGCTTCAAAACGAGATACCGCATTACGTACTAATTGAGTTTGTACAGTAAAATCGTAAATGTTCAAAGTATCTTCGGCGCCAGATAATTTTTGTCTATTACCTTCAACGCCGGAACCGGTTAAGTTCATCATCAAGCCGAATACTACGCTATCGCCTTTTACGTTTGTTAAGTCTTTGTTTTGGTGTACTACGTTGGAACCGTCCATTGCGGTGAATTTATCAAAATAAGAATCTTTAACGCCTTCATGCCATACTTTTTTAGCCCATACTTTAGGTACTAAATTTGCTGGAATATTAACTTGGTTTCTTTGGTCTGCCATATTTTACCCCTTATAATTCGTCAAAATATTTGCGTACATCGTCCGGCAATGCATCAAGGTTGCCCGTTTGATACGCTTTCAAAATTTCTTCTTCAGTTACCTTGTTAGGTGTAGGAACGCCACCGTTTAACGCGCCAGCTTTCGGCAACGTTGCGGCCACCTGTAACGGGTTGTTTGTAACGTCGGTATTCGTTGCCCGTTCATTTTGCAGTTCATTAACAAATTTTCTGATTGTTTCAAAATCGGCATCGGTACCTTCTCCAATATCTACGCGGTAGAACGCATCGTTTATTGGTTGTGCATCGCGCATTGTCATGCCGTTTAGCTTTTCTAATCCGCGTTGATATAGTTCCCCGAAATTTGGTAATGATTTAATTTCATTTACGAAATTTAGATTTGTTTGTCTTTGTTGGTGTACTGCTAACTGTTGATTTGTGATCGTGTATTCTGCGTTAGCTTCAAAACGAATGAAATCGTTGTATTTGTTTACATCTTCGAACATAAGACTTTCTAAATCTTCCGCCGTAATATTAAAGCGTTTTAATGCTTCACGGCGTACAAAGTCGCGGATATCAGATACTTCACTATCTGGCAATGTAATCGGTCTTTGTTGCGCTTCGAATTGTCTTGCGCGTTCCTCGGCCGCTTTACGTCTTGCGCGTTCCTGTGCAAGTGCCGCTTTTAGATTGTTATCGTTCGCATGATTTTCTTCGTGTTCCGGTTCTTCTTCGTTAGTGTTCGGCGCCTCTGCATCTACTTCCGCATCATTCGCATCACTTTCCGCCGCATCATCTGTAGAGGGTTCATCTGGTGTTGCTTCTGGTGTATCCGTTTCTTCGGTATGATCATCAACGTTCACGCCCGCGTTTTCTAAATCTTCCGGAGTGAAACCAGCATCTTCGATATTAACTAAATCTTTTTCCATATCTAATACTCCTTAGCCTTTTAACGTCATTGCCGGACGAATAAAGAAATATGGCAGTTTAACGCCGTTGCCGGGCGATAATGTATAAGCAAGCCTTTTAACGCCGTTACTTAGGGCGAAATGTATAAAAACGCCCCATTACGGAGCGTTTATTATTGTGTTGATAGTTTATATTACATAGTGCCTAAATCGTTCATAGGCGGCATAATTTGTGGTGCATTTGGAATGTTTGGTTGTTTACCTTTCAAGGCTAACCGTTCCGCCATGATTTGCTGCGGTGAAATCTGTACGCCCAGCGTTTGTAAATACATACTCAATGCTTCCGCTGGCATATCATCAAGTGAACCACTTACGCGCAATTCTGGTAACGCTGGTTTTTCTGCCGCTTCTTGCATACGTTTCTTAACCGTTTCTTTTTCTGGGAAATCCATGAAATCAAGGATAATATCCATAGGAATATCAACGCCGCTTTTCTTAGCTTCCAATAATTGGTAAAGGTTAGCACGTCTTGCCGTTGCGCTTGCTTGGCTGGTGCTGATTACAATATCAAAGTCAAAGGCGCTTAGATCATATAGCACTTGTTTAATTGGATTACCTTCCGCATCACGCTGCGGTTGCCCAAATGCATCGGTTAAAACTTGTTCTTGCATAGGTTGATTTAAACCCGGTGTAGTCTGTACAAATTCCTTTTGACCGTCGTCGCCCATAATGCGCATTGCTTTGGCTTCATTGTAGAATTGTGGAATTAAACCCGGTGCGTTTTTCTCACCCCATAGCAATTTAACAATTTGGCGTTCTGCTTCTTTCGACTGTTCAAAGATACCAGCCGTTTGAACAGTTGTTACAGATTGCCGTAAGTCGATTGCCTTGCCGCTCATACTGCCAACGCTGCCGCTTAGGCTTTCCGGAGTGATACCGCTGATAGAATAGAAATCATTGCTTGATTGTTGTTCAAGGGCCATATTGATATTGCTATCCATTGCCGGCGTGCCGTCTACGAATGATACGCCCGGCGGTAAATAGATATTCGCGCCCGGTTTAGTGCTATTATTTTTGATATCGCGCTTAGTCTGTTCGGTTAGTTGACCTTGCCAGAATTTCACGCCTAATGATTGTTGGTTTACAACGTGCATGCGTTGGCTACGGTTTTTATTTAATTCACGTTGCGCATCTTTAATATCACGCACTACGCCGGCCGGTTCTAGTTCATCATCTACCAATTCGCCGGTATAGTAACAATATTCACGCACTAACGGGAATTTTCCATGCTTATAAGGACTTTCGCCTTCTTCCAATAGAACACTATCGGCGAACGTTGCGTATCGTATTTTAGTATCTGGAATACTTGTAGGTTTCTTCCCTGTAGCCATTAATACAACAAATAGCGGGTTACCTTCATCAATTAAACCCTCTTTTGTCATGTATACGTTCTTTTTGCCGTATTCTTTATACCAGTACTGCACTACGCGAATTTTATTGTAATTCGTGTTATACCATAACGCTTCGCCGTCTACTGTTTCAATCACGCCGGCTTCCTGTTCGGTTTCGTCATATCTGCTTTTTAATGCGTTGATTTCGTCAACCTTTTCCGGATAGATTTGCTTTAACTTGGCAGCACTTTCCCAACTATAACGGCCAACGTATTGCGCATCGCTTAAATCGTCCTTCTTACATTCTGGATCAATGAAAGCATCAAACGGCGAAACACGTTCAATCTGAATAGTGCCGTCTAGTTTCGTATAGTCGAATTCATAGCTTACCCAGTAATTGGCTAAACCACAAATAATCTTATCGCGGAAACATTTACCCTTATTACGTTGATAATTCGCACGGTCTAAACAGTATTTTGTAATACCCTTAGCAACGCGGCTTATTCTATCATCTTCTTCGGAACGTGGTAAAAAGTCCGGTTCAGTTTCATTTTGTGATGCATAACCGCATAACAGATTAATAACCGGTCTAATTCTATTAATTGTAATTGCTGGCCGTCCAGCTTCGCTCATATTCTTTAAATCGCTATCTTGCCATTGTTTACCTTGCATAAATGCAAAATCTTCGGCAGCAGCCTTGCGCCATTCTGACGTGGCGGCCAATGCACTTTTTACATTTTGTTTTGCTTCGTATATATCAAAAGTTTGTTCTATGTTCATTACTCCACCATTTCAGAACCGTAAATCATATCGTACATCTGTTCTAATTGCCATTGTGGCATTGCCTTGGCGAATTCTGCCAACTGTGCATCTGTATATTTCGCCGGAATAATTACGCCCTTTTCCTCACGTTCGCCGTATTCCGATTTTAAAACCTTGAAGGCGTAATCACGCAACGCCCTTTCACTCATACGCCCCATGCGCTTATATCTCCTTCGCTATCATCAACATATCTATAACCGTCATTAAATGGCTTTTCTGGTTTAACTGATTTAACCGGCCGTGCCATACACATATAACGCACCGCATCATACGCATGATCTTCTTGCTTTGTATCTACATCTTCGACTTTGATTTTATCGTACGTTAAAGCTGGCAATGTGCGTATTAGATGTACGCAATTACTAAATATCTTCAACTTACCTTCTTTTAATCGTTGATGCACTTGCATAAGTCCAGCCAATCTATCATTATCAGCACGCACCCAGTACACGCCCTCAGTTGCAAATATTTCCGCAATCGTTGGCCCGTCATGCCCTGTTCGCTGCCATATAGCGGGGTCTGCTACTCCTTGATAGTCTTTTAAGTGTTCTATCTTTTGCGCAACTTCCCGCGCCGTTTCCTGTGTACCAGTATCCGGCATGCCCGGCTTGCAACCGTAAAACTCACCAGTAATATATAAAACGTCGTCATAATCAACCGCTGCGGAATATACTGCATACGGTTTCGTATAACCCCAGTCCATTGCCCGGTATCGTTGCCAATGATGCGGAATTTCAAACGGTTCTATTACATGCTTATCATTTCTGAATTCTGTAAATACTTGACCCTCGAATATGTTCCAGTCGCCGTCTAGGTATGCTTTACGTAGTTTTTCCGGCAACGTATTAAGTGCATCTATATAACTTTTAGACAAATGCGGGTTGTCGCTTGCCCTTGCTTGGATATATGCAATCTTATCGGCGAACGGTTGCATTTCTTTTGTAAAGTTTCTATCTATGAATAAATCTTTTACCCACATATGGCCCTTACCGCCCGGGTTAGTTGCTGCGATTAATTTCGTATCCGTGATGCCAGTCCAACGTAAACGCATACGCAAAAAGTCGAATACATCGCGACTATTTAAAGTCAATTCATCAATAGCAATAGCAGCGAATTCGCTTGAAAGGTATTTGCTTGGTTTATCCAGATTTCTAAAACAGATAACGCCGCCGCCTAATTCATCATTCAATGTGAATTCATGGTTGCTTTCTTTGTAGGTTCCTAACCATTCCGGAAACTCCATTTTGATTTTGGATATTTGACGATCATCTAAACTTGGATAATCTTCACAAAACAACCCAACGCGTATGCCTTTAAGTCCTGTTTGAATGAACCAGTCAATTAAAAGCCACACTAAACCCCAGCGGAGTATATACGATTTACCACCACCAGCAGCACCGCCATATAGCGTATATATGTTTTGCTTAACTGCCCTTAAAAATTCCTTTTGCTTAGGCGTTGGCCGTATCACATCGCGAAACAGATTTGTTTTACTCATCTGGTTCACTCAATTCGTTATTATCAATAACCAACTTAACGGCGCTTTCGGTTGTAATTTCCTGTTGTATCTTATCGCGCCATTCTTTAGAACGTCGATTTTTAAGCCAGAAAATCATAGCCGTTGTATTTCCTTCAAGTGCTGCTTTGTAAAGTGCATTTTCGACTTGTATATCTGCTTCATCTTTCCCTATTTTTAGGGCGTTCGCTATTTTCGGTGATTTCTTGCGCCATTCCCAAAGGGTAGTTATACCAATACTCATATTGCTGGCAATCTGTTCATTTGTTAAACCGTTACGCGCCCAGCCTTGTAGCAGTAAAATCTTTTCTTCTGCTTCCCAGTCTTTATATGTAGTTTTCGCCATTGTTTCACCCCCTATCGTAGTATGTTGTTATCTTTGCTTTTCATTCTGCCATGTGATCGTTGGCATATTCCGGCTACTTGCTTGGCTGCGTGTTGGCTAGTGCAATATGTTTGACATAAGCCATCGTAATATATTTCATTGGCCGTATATTTTCCGCCTTTGTTATTAAGACATTTTGATTTTGTACATATGATATTCACTAGCTTTTCACCACCTTTAGAAAACTTTTTGAAAATTTTTTAATTTCCCTATTGACTACTTGCGAAAACGCAAGTATAATTAAGCCATAAAATACATCAGAAAACGCAATTATTTAAAAAGGAGAATTAACAATGCAAATGACTATTCAAGAAATTAAAAACGCGATCAGATACAACGAATTAAACAGTATCGAAACATTACAAGCAGCCTATACCGGAATTAAACACAATAACGACGGCATAATTCAAACATTAGGTTATGACGATTTAAGCAATATTGTTATGATGCTTCGTTATATCGCTGAAAAATGCGAATTGCTTCGTCGCCGTACTAATTCGATATATGATGCATTCGCTGCTTTCAATCTACGCGAAACAATATTCAATACTGTAGATGAATACCAGAAAGAAATGAATAACAAAATACGCCAAACATTAGCCGCTAGAATATAGCGGCTTTTTTAATTGCTCAAAACCGAACATGCCGCACTAAAAGATCATTAGAAACTATGAAGGTGATATCTCTTAAAATAAAAAATGTGCATTATGTTCAGTTTTCAATAATCAAATGTTCCTTTTATGCAAAAAATGAGATATATCGCCGTGGATATACCTCATATTCTGATAGTTTTATTCGATTTTGTTGTATACTCTAAACCAATACCGATATGGATCACATGAAATTAGGTTTATTATGTTTATTGTTGTTGTGCTTGGTAGTACATATTTATATTGATAGGATTGTTCTCAATGGCATTGTGTTTGTTTGAAAGGAATTCTTTTTATCGGTATCGGTTTACAATACACAATAGGGGAACGGCCCAAAGTTCCCCATGTGCATCGTATATATAGGAGAATTACGCCAATGACCTTTTAAGCATCATTTGACAATATAATTATACTATATATGGCGTTTCCGTATTATTCCGATGTAGTTCGGTATAGTTCGACTTTAACCGACTTGGCAGTATACATACTAGGATAATATGTTTCATGTAAAAATTTACCTACATTAATAAGGCCTAACGTTTTTAATTCTGCTGCTTGCGTTTTGCCTAAATCGGTGAAACTCTTAGCATATTTCGCGCTTTCACCGTCTATATACTCACGCATTAATAATATATTGGTTTTCCCTGTGGTGCATTGATTGATGATTTCCGCCGCCGTTTCGCGTTCATCAATTAATGCGCCTATTTCTTTATGTACGGCATCGCGTTTACTTTCAAGGCGTACTATTTGACGGTCTAACCCGCCCGGCGTTCCGCCACCGCTTAACCGTTCCTTACTATAATCAACGGCCCCTATCGTTGTTATATCGGATTGCAAATGCTTTAGATCTTCCTTCAATGATTTAATTTTCATTGATATTAATTTAATCGGTTCTAGGAATTCCTTGCCTATCTCTCTATATTCTTTATCCGTCATTTATTCCCCCGTATGGTTCATTATCGCAAATTCTTAACCGTTTCCCCTAGCATGTTTAAATAGTCCTGTAAATTAACTTTGATTGCATCGTTTACAAGTTGGATATTATCAGTTGTTACATAATGCGCCAGTAGCATTTTATACATCGCATCTTTTGTAGGTACAAATACCGCTATTAATGCGCTAATTATAAACGCAATGTATAAGGCGATAATTTTCTTTTTGTGCGGTTGTAACAAACTTCGTACATTATCATCTGCAATGCATACTATCGTTACACCAGCAACGGCGCAAGCCAAAATCATAAACACGGCTTGATTTAAAGCATCTATATTATGTAGTACCTCAATCAAGTACAAATACATCGGATTAATAATAGGCATTACACATTTCCCCTTTCGCCTATTCGTATCAAAGGGGCGTTTATATTGCCCCTTATCCACTACATCGTAAATACTGATACTAATTTTATTAATGCTATCACTAGCGAAAACATCAATGCAGCATCAAATAATAATTTAATCATGGTTATTTCCCTGTGCTACCAATACCACAGGAACCGCGTTCCGTATCTGTTAATTGTGCAACCTCTAACAGTTTTAATGCGCCTACTGGTACAAGAATACCCTGCACTAATCTATCGCCCTTTTGGATTAAATACGGCGTATCGCTGGTATTGTGCAAGATTGCTTTAATTTCTCCCCTATAGTCCGCATCAATCACCCCGAATGAGTTCGGAATAATTAACGGCGTTTTGCTCATACTAGAACGTGGCGCCAGCATTAACATATAGCCTTTGGGAATTTCCATTGCTAGGCCCAGCGTAATATATTGCGTTTGATGCGGTTCTATTACCGCGCTTGTTGGCTGGTAAAAATCCATTCCGGCAGCATCTACGCTGCTTACTTTAGGCAATAATACACCCGGCATGCATCGCTTAACTTTGATAACGTCCGCATTATATCGTTTATAACCAAAGATGCGTTTAATCCTGTTTAGTAATTCCATTTGTTGCCCTCATTTCAATAACGCTTCCAATACTTTATTTTTTCTATCCATGATCCGGATTTCTGCCCTTGGGTTATCTTTATCAATACCAGCTATGCAGCTATTACCATATGAACATATCCATTTATCATCGTCGATAACACCGGCTTTTGTTAATATATCGCTAGTCGCCTGTAGTAACCCGATTAAATCCGGCCAACTTCTTTTATTTGGCAAATAGTATTTACATTCAACAACGATGATGCCAGATATATGCAGTTTCTTTCCAGCTAATTGCCACATACAAGCATCTTCATAATTCTTGTAGGCTTCCGACGGTATTATAATAGGCTTTCCGTTTCTGGTTATAATACGGCCGCTATTCTTTTTAGTTGCTGGCCGTCCTTTTAATGTAATATCAATCACACTCATTTAATGCCCTTTCCGCCAACAATACATAATCTGCCGGATACACCCAGTAATAATCGCCTAAACTAGTCCATGACGTTTTGCCACCCCTAAAACAATATACGCGGCCATTTTCGTATTTTGCAAAGTAAAGTTTAGCTTTTACAAGTCCAGTTTCTGCGATAACTGGCGTATCAACTGGAACCTTTTCCCATTCCACGATACCCAGCAACGCTGCAATAGAATATTCACGTGTATTAGGATTTAACCCCAACACTCTACACGGAATACGTGGCGTATGTTCCCGCACTTTAAAACCGCCGCTATTTTCAAAAAATGTAGGATTTACAAAGTATGCATATACACCGATGATCTTAATATCGCGATACCCTTCGGCATACATTTCTTTCAATAACCATTTTTGCTCATTCTTCATCGTATAATTCCCCTTTTACAATAATTTCCCTTATTTGTCCACGTACTTGGTATATGTACGCTTCAACCGTTCCATTGAATACTTCCATTACCATTTTGGAAAGTGCTTGCCGCAATCGTTTCGTTTTGCCGTCCTTATGGTATTTGTATTCAAGCGTAATCAAAAATCTATCTTGCGTTACTTTTGGTTTCAAAATCATGTTTTCAATAACCAGCGTTAACGCGCTGGCTAGTTGCTCACATGTAAAAACTCTACCGTTCCCCATATCTACCTTTACATTCATTTATCAATTCCCCTTTGATATTCATAGATAATTTTGTTCTTTGGCTTCATTCTTTCAAGATTTACCCCAGCAGCTAATAAGCGATTTCTAACAAATGTATACGATACGCCGTATATACCCGCAATTTGTCGCACGCTCAAACCTTTCTCACGCAAGGCGACCAATGCACTTGCTTCAATTTCTGGGTATACCGGTTTTCGTTTTATTTCTTTCCTTAACCCTAGCGCGGCCAATGCTGCATCTGCGGTTTTTCTACTGTATATGCAAGCACCTAGCGCAAACCAATTTTCTAAGTACTCCATTTTTACCACATATCCCCCGCTATCACTCTATTAATAGAGGTTAGATCATTCATGCTCATTGCATCAATTTCACGCAACCACTTCAAGCAATGCCGCCCGTGTTTTCGTTTTACCGGTCTAGGACGTCGCCCCGGCGATACACTAGCAACGCTATAAACAAATTCGCAATGTTCTTCCCATACGTACCACATATACATAATGCAATACGCTTTTATATATTGTTGCTTGCGCTTCATTTGTAATAACTTCATATTGCACCTTCCTAACATTTACCTATACGCCGCTTGATGCGGTTATTGCTATCTTTTACATACCCAAACACATAGCCCCGTATATCACGGGTTTCTATTTCTTTTTTTCTGTTGCTACTGTATTTGATGTAGGCCGCGCATGTACTATGGCAGCCTAACACTCTATACTCACAACCCTTACATGGTGATTTCATTTTTATTCACCTTTAAAAAACACTAGCCAAATTGTTTTCCCGCGCCGTTGCCCTAAAATCGGTTCAATCGGCAACAACGGGCGCACCTTTGGCAAGGTTATTTGTTCTTCATTCCACTTAAAAATTAATGTTCCATTTTGTTTGAGTACCCGCCAACATTCCGCAAGGCCCTGTTTTATATCCTCTTTCCAGTCCGGCCCTAACTTTCCGTATTTTAATTTTAAAAATGATGTATCACCAGCACTTACCAGATGCGGCGGATCAAATACAACTAAATAAAATGTTTCGTTTTCAAAAGGCATTTTTCTAAAATCTGCAACTATATCCGGTTTTACGATTAACTTCCTACCGTCGCATAATGTCGTGTTTTCCGTTCGGTTATCCATGTAAACCGTTTCTTTATGTTCTCTATTAAACCAGAACATTTTAGAACCACAACACGCATCTAGTATTTTCATTTGTTATCAAAACTTACTCCTTTACATAATCTTCAATACGATAGGTTTTTGTTTCTTGCACTACCCATGATTTGTTTTCGTACCCATGACGTTTTTCCCATGCTTGGAATACTTTTGTTAGTTCTTCGCTTAGTTCGTCCATGTGTTCGTTCTTAACATCTTTCATGTAATCATCTGAATATTCTGCAATTTCATCATCTAAGTTGTAATCAAGCACATTCCAAATCGCTCGTTCACCATCTACTTCAGGCACGTAGTAATAAGGATGCCCAACTCTTACTACCTCAACATCACATTCCCCAAAATAACCATGATCACTATCGTATACACCAAACAAATCTTTTTGGTATTCCAAATAATCTTGGATAGCCTCTTTAATGCTATTTTGTGGTTCGCCAGCCACTTCATCCACACACCAGCAATATTTTGTTTCATCTTTTACCAGCATCGTTACTCATTCCTTACCATGAACGGCTATCACTATATTCATTGAAGTAAACATCTGTATTCGTGCGTTTTCTTCTTAAATCAACATTCATAACATACAGATAATCACCAGCAATAAACACAAAATCATAAGTACCATTAAACTTTTTTCTTCTAGCCACCTCTTTGTACTTAGTGTTTCCACATAATTTTCTTATTGCATCAACTGCATATATTTTTTCAACACTCATACTTCACTCCTCTTAGAACGGAATGTTTTCGTCTTGATTTACGTTTTCAAAACTATCAAAGTTAGATGTGCCAGCATCACCATTCATTAACGATGTACCTACGAAATTAGCAACAACTTCTGTTACATACCGCTTTTGTCCATCTTGTGTTTCATAAGAACGTGTTTGAAGTCTACCCTCTACGAACGCTCTATTGCCTTTTCGTAAGTTTCCTACCGCTTCACCAGTCTTACCCCACGCTACGCAATTAATAAAAGCAGTTTGTTCTTTTGTTTCATTGTTGCTGTCAATAAATGTATTGCTTGCAGCAACTGTGAATGTTGCAACTGCCTTACCGCTTTTTGTGTAGCGCACCTCTGGATCACGTGCAAGATTTCCCAATAATTGAACACTATTCATAATATAATTCCCTTTCTATTTTCTAATTCTATAGGGCAAATTCATTCATTTTGCCCCTTTTACTATTTCGCCCTTATGATTTATCATTGATGGCTTAAAACTTCCATACAACGCATTTAAACGATTTTTTCCATTTTGAATAATTCATCTAGAGTTAAATTTGTTTGTAAATTATCATTGATAGTTTCTTGAATTGCTAACATTTCCATTAATCTAAAATCAAATTCGCCCCGTTCGTGTTTCTTATATGTTTCCCTTCCTACACCAACAACCGCCGCCATATTGGCTT